AACAGGGTTTCTTAACTCTTCAGTCAGCGCTACATTAGCCCTATAATAGTAGTCAGCAGTGTTACCAGCCGCATTTTTTGCTTTTGCTTTAGCATCGTTGCGCTCTTTTAGGGCAGCCTCATACTTTGCTTTACCACCATATTGTCTGTAAAGGTCATAGTTTGGGTCTGGTTTTTTCCCAGGGGTACTTCTACCTGGCATCTTTATTTCCCTCCTATTGCAGAAATTTCTTTTTTACCACTTATGTAAGACTCAACCTTTTTAGCCCAAATCATTGCTTGAGCGTCAGAAACATCGTGTAGATATACATTAAAGTTTACAATGTTATTACCACCAGAAGGAGATGAAACGGAAACAGATGAAGGAGCAACAACTCCATCCATAGCATTGGTGGTTGGAATTCCAGGAGACCCTGGTGTTCCTCCACCTTTAAATCCTTTATAAGAATTTTGCCCTGTTTTACCACTCATCCACGCTGAGTTGCTGATTGCAGTTAAAATTGTCTCTGTGCTTGCACCACTTTTTAGTGCGTTTACAATTGCACTATACCCACGAGCATCTGCTTTTGAGCCAGTTAAAGTATTAACTGTTGCTGTAATTCCTTCATCCCAAGAGTTGTAGCGCTTTACTCCAACGCTATTCATACTTTGAGAGTTACCCATATCTAAAGTTGTATTTAATGGGTTAAAACTTGCGCTGTTGTTCCAGTGACCGCCCTCATGTTGTTGCCAAGTAGTTAGGGCAGTAATATTGCTGTCGCTTATTGGAGCACCGATGGCTGTCAATAATTGTGTTGCCCAAGTTTTCTTGTCTCCAGTCCCCTTGACAAACGACATTTTGCCACCACCGCTTGCTGCAATATTACCAAGAGTGTCTTGAGCATTAGTTATACCTGTAAGAGAGCCTGCAACTCCAATTCCTAAACCTGTAGAATTACTTGCGCCAGTTGCAACAGGTAATCCAGAACCCTCTAACTCTCCTGGTTCTACTGGGTTGTTGTTTCCATGCCAAACCTCAAAGTGCAAGTGAGGACCAGTAGCATTACCTGATTTACCTGACTTACCAAGTTCTTGTCCTTGAAAAATGCGAGTTCCAGGGCTTACTGATTTGTTACTTAAGTGTGCGTAAATAGATGAGTAACCACCTTCATGGTCAATAATTACTGCTTGACCATAATCCGCACTTAAAGTTGTGCTTGAAACAATTCCTTCTTTTACCGCTACAACTGAAGTACCAGATGGAACGTCATAGTCAGTTCCTTGGTGAACTCCACCAGTACTGCTCCAGTTTCCACCCTGTGCTTCACGAGCACCATAACCATAACTAACTAAACTACTGGCTCCTTTTCCTGAACCCATGTTGCGCCCACCAAAAGAAGAGCCGTAACCTGGAGTACCTCCACCAAATGCAAGCCCAGCACCTGTAGCAACGAGGGCAGCGCCAGGAAGTGTTCCAGCACCTGTAGCAACCATGCCAGCGCCAGCAACCATTGCTAACCCACCAACAATTCTTTTACCAATTTTTAATAAATCAGTTCCACCCTTTTTAAGTGCAGCACCCTGTGGGTTTCCACTAAGACCATCCAAGTAACCTTTAAAGATAGAGAGAGAAGTAATCATGCCTTCCATATTACGATTAAAAGTTTCAATAGTTCCTGCAGCAGCACCTAATCCAGAGATAATGTTTTTTTCTACAGCACCTTGCAATTTTGTAGAAGAAGTATTTGCACGAAATAATGGGTCAAAAGGATTCTGATTTCCAGAAGCAGATTTAGCAGAAGCAAGGTCTGGGTTTTTACCTGCAGCAATATCTATAAGCGCTTGACTCATCATCTGTTGTTGGTCAGCGTTCATTCCTAAACCTTGCAAGTTTAAACTTGCGTAACCGCTACGAATAGAAGACTGTACGCCTTTAGCGGTTGCCCCAGAAGGGAACATTACTTTGAAAAGTTGTTGTGCAATGTCTCCAACACTTTTTGCGTTTCCTTTATCATCCATAGTGGTAATGCCGTACTGATAAAGTTGAGCAGACATTGGCCCACCTTGAAGGCCAGCAATTGCAGATGCAGCGTTTTCATTTTGCATACCAAGGTACGTTGCTGCTCCACGAACTTGTCTAGACGCAGACAAATAGTCAACTCCACCTGGAGCATAACCAGCATTAGCAAGAATATTTCCAACATTTGCATCAGAGCCAATGCTGGTAATTCCGCCACGAAGAGCGCTAAAAGTTGCTTGGGCTAGCCCTGCACGAGCCATACCTGGAGAACGAAGCGCTGCTTGATAGTACGAACCAGCACGATTTACAACTCCAGAGGAATCTGGAACCATATTGTAAATTGTGCTACCAACTGTAGTAGCCGTTTGTAGGGCAGATGTAACAAGGCTAAGTTTGCCCATTTGAGCATAAGTACCTGCTAAAGCGCTAAAGTTTGCTCCGCCACCATTAGGTGCTTTTGCAGGTGTACCGTGTTTGCCCATTTGATTGTAAGCGTTTGCAGCAGCGTTACCGCTCTGTCCTCCACCATCCATACTGGTTACAGGTGGTGCTTGGTTTAAGTACCCAAATGATGCTTGAAGACGGTTACTTCCAGTACTACCGTTGCCTCGTTGACCGCCAGCGCCAAGTGCTCCACGAACAGCAGAGAATATCCCAGTAGCGCTTTTGCCCGTCAACGAGATGGCAACGTTCATCTGGTTAATTTGGTCGGTGAGTCGAGAGATGTCAGCAGTTAATGCTTTTACATCAGCGGCGTAACCCATGTCATCTCCTTAACTCTTTAACTGGTGTATTTGTGCCCAGTTGTTTCTTTCTCTTGGTGACAGAGCCTGTATTTCTGTCAACGTCCAACCTTCGTACATTTCCGTTAGGTTTCTCCACTCAGAAAGTAACTGAGTGTATGAAATTCGGCTAGAAGCGAAATAAGGTACCTAAACTAATAGGAACCTGTACCTCGCCTTCACAGTCAGGGCAACCAAGCGTTAAGTCGTTAAACTGTGGGCCACAAATCCGCTTGTTGATTTCCTCAACGATTTTACGACGGTCTGTTAGTCCAAGGTTTTGTACTTGAATCTTGCTTACCACTGGCGCTTCACCAATTTTGATGACAGTTTGTTCTAAAAGAAGTGTGTTTAGTTCAGCAACTGTTTTGTCTGCACTAAGCATTAGTTCTTTTTGGGTCATACCTGTAGGAAGAGTTACTGTGTACTCTAGAGACTTACCCTTAACAACAAAGGTACGGTCATTAAGAGAGTCTGTTAGTACTTTAATCTGAATGTCTTTGTCAATTTCAATGTCAACATCTTTTGCCTCTGCACATGAGCCGCAATAGCCGCCCAAGTGTGCAATGTTTCCAAATGTTGCCTTAAAAATTCCTAGAAGAAGCATGTCTCGGTCACCTGAAAGAAGGTTATCTAGCATCTGCTCTGTTACTGGCTCGTTACCTACACGAACTGTTCCACGCTTTAGTATTGTTAAAAGCGCTTTCCCTAGAGTAGTTGCTTTTGAAATCTCTTCTTCGTCACGACCGTTTAATTCACGAACCTCTGCTTCGGTAGTAACCTCCCCAGCGGATGTTATGTATCCGCCAGGGAGGGTCACTACTGTGTCAGAAGGAGGGGTAATGCGAATTTCAACTTCTTTTGGCTTTTCAGCCATCATGTCTTGTACCGCTTTATTTGCCATTGCGGGATTAGCCGCTGCACTCATTGTGTTCGTCATGTTATTCCTTTGTTAGATTAGTTGAACTCTGCTGCGTCTTCAAACGCCTTAGTTGTAGTGTTAAACTTACCCCAGTTAAGGTCAAAGCCCTCGTGTACGAGAGTCATTTGCTCAACATAGAGAGCGTTATCACCAGCGTTTAGGTCTGAGTATGCCACTGTTGTAGGCCATGCGTTATAAACTCTAAATCGCATTGCTACATCGTCAGTTGGTCCAGTTACTGCTCCAGTTCCACTTGTTACGTTTGCACCTTGAGATGGTACTGGGTGGTTTAGAACAGCGATTTCAATGTCGCAGCGGAAGTTCTTACCTAATGCAAGGGTTGAACCTCCAGCCTGTACAGTTGCGAACAACTGCTTCATCCAATCCCAGTTTTGCTTGCTTCCGAGGATTACGCCACGTTGCAAGGTAAGGGGTGTAAAGGATGTTTGACCAGGGATTTGGTGAACAGTGGTGTTGTATCCACCTTCACGGTAAGGGATTGAGTCTGTTGTTACAGCCAATCCAGAGACTGAAGTAAAGCCCATTGGAATTGTTGTTGTTCCAAGTGCGGTGTTACTTGTGTCTTGTGGCTTAAACGTTACCAAGAACCTAAAGTTACGAACTGGGTCAGTTGCTAACGTTGAGCGGCTATTTACGATTGCCATTATTTATTTTCTCCTTCGGCCTAGTTAATTGTCTTTTGACTTAGGTCAATGACAATGAACTCTGATGGGTATTGAAGAGCAACACCGACTTGGATGTGTACTTCTCCGTTAGCGATTGTGGTTGCTGTGTTGTTCTCTGCATCACACTTGATGAAGAAAGCCTCAGCATTAGTAGCGCCACGAAGTCCGCCTTGATTCTTGTACTCGGTAAGGAATACGTTAAGAGTGGTACGTAGACGTGACCACAGTTGTGAATCGTTATTTTCAAAGATAGCAAACTCTGTGTTGTTCTTGAGTTGCTTGCGGATGTAGATGAGAGAGCGACGCATATTTACATACTTGTTTGCTGTTCCATCTTGCTTCAATGTACGAGCACCCATTACAGAAAGACCCGCACCAGGAATCTGGCGAAGTGGGTTAATTGGAGATGTGCTTGAGTTCATTGAATCTAGTTCTGCAGAGGTAAATGACTTTTCTACAGCCACTACACCTGCAACAGTTGTTGAGATACCTGCAGGAGCCTTGAATACACCACGACTTGCGTCAGTAGTCATATAAAGACCTGCAACTGCTCCTGATGGTCCAATCAAACGAAGTGAACCTGTGCCACGACCTACTGGGTCTGCAACGTACACGTGTGGGTAGTAGACGGCACCAAAACTAGTGTCAGCCAAACTTCCCGCTGCGGTAATTGCGTTAGCAACTGTTAGGTCTGCTGCTGTTTCAATAACAACAAAACCATTATTGTCTTCTGCCCATGAAGTAGCAGCATCAATAACTGAAACTTCTGCAGAAGCAAGTGATGCCCAAAGGCCTGGAAGGATTAGAACAAGTGGACGGTCTAGCGCTGAAAAGCGCTCAAACACTGAACTTCCACCACTCTTGTAGTTTGTGTAATCAGCAGCCACTGGAGTCGTTCCATTGTCTCCACCTGTAAGTGGGTACGTTGTGAGAACAGGTGCGCCTGAACCATCTACGGCAGCAACAGTGATGTTAGCAGAAACTGTGTTAATAACAACGTTTGCAAAGTCACTCGAAGCATCATCGTTAAACACAATGTTTTCGTAGCGCTCAAGTAGAACGTCGTCTGAGATACTGTTTGCTACACCT